ACTACTGCCATGGTATCCCTACTGCAGTGTGAGGGGAGGTGATATACTCCTTTTATTTTATTTTTGTTCGTGGTCTAATTATTTACCAGTTTGGCCTTGTGTGGCTTGTGCACGTTCTTCAATAGCCTTAACTACTGATGCACTAGCTTCATTGATTGCCTTAGAGACTGCTGCTGTGTCGTTTGATTGACTATTCAAGAAACGGTCAAAATCATCGTCTGGCAACGTCAAGTGTTTAGCTCCCGCTGAACGTAGAGCGTCTACTGTTCCCATTGAGCCGATACCAAACACACGGCCATTAACTACACCAACATATCCTTGACTTCCGCTTTCGCTACGTACTACATAATCCATATTTTCTTCTTCCTCTTTCTGATTTACTAAACTATCGCCGTCATTGATGATAACGACATTCTTATCCAATCCACCAGCTAAGCCGGTTGATGTAAACTGCCACCAGCGTGTGTGTTCCATGTTTGGATACACGCCCCAATAAGGCTCTGGGCGTACCTCATAATCTGGATACGCTGCAATCCATAGGCTGTTAGGGTATCTAGCAGTGATTTGATCTACATACACATTAGCCAAAGTATAAGGCTTGTAACTGTAATAGATAGGTTCAAAGCCGTTTGATTTACAGATATCCATAAAAGCTAGGACTGCATTAGTATTCGCTTGTTTATCACCACTAGCGCCGTCCTCGTAATCACAAACCAAATACCTTGGGTGTGATGGCAGATTGCTGATAAAGTAGTTAGCTTCAGCTTGTGCCGTTGCCACATCTCCACCGAATCGAGCAAAGTGGTAGTAACCAATACAATTACTTGTGTTGGTTTGTTGAGTAGCTACTGGACTAACCCAGCCCACACCCTCGGTCACTTTGATTACCGTGTTATTAGTCCCAGACGCTTGACAGATACCAGTCAAGTCGCCCGGTTGATACGCTGACACATCGATAAAATAATTATCTTGTGCCATGCCATCGAATGGTAATTCAAACCATCCAACCATTTGTTGAGATGGTGCACTCCAGTCGATATAGCTGAAATTACCAGCACTGTCGAGGTTGCGGGTTACTTTGCGTGTCCACCCGCCATTGTAGAGGGCGTCACCATTGCCGTCAATATTCTGCTCGATTGTGGTAACTGTACCGTCTGGGTTTTCTGCGACCACAAAACCGATATGCCCAAATTGATGATATGGCAAGCAGTTAGTCACCCACACGCTGCCTACTGGTGGATTGTTTGCACCGTTAAAACGTGTGACTTTAAGCCCTTGGCTTTCTGCTCTACTTAAGCCATCAATGGCGTTTAAGTAGCTGAAATCAAGGTTAAACAACCCTTGATACTGTAGCACATTATCAATCAAAGCCACACATTGCCCACCGTAAGGATTGGTAGGCACGGTTACACGTTGATTGACTAGGCTCTCAAGCGTGTTTAATAACTGTGTTTTTGATGTCATAGGTCTCCTTTCTCATAATTATTTTTGAATGCTCTGTTTAATCTCCGTAAGCATTCTTTCCAACTCTTCAACTTTTTTCTTTAATTCATCAATATCGCTTGTAGGTAATTGAGATTTGGTTACAAGTGGGTCTGTCGCAAATTTATTTTGTTCTAGAACCTGTAGAAAAAAGTTATTATATGTTGGAAATAACCCATACGCTTGGCTGATACTCAACGATGAAGATTGTTTACCTTTAATTTCACCAATATCACGACCAATGCTTTCAATAACATTGCTTAAATTGCTCATAATTCACCCCCCTCTATTAGAGAGTGTTTTTAGCAGAAATATAAACACTCACAAGGTCTTCTTGCTCGATTGTGTCGAGACGAGTTCCCAATTCGGTCATTTTTGAGATAATGCCGCTGTCTGTATTGCCACCAGCAGCGGTGATTTTATCAGCGATTTCTTTGAGCGTGTTGAGTTCTTCTGGGACGCCTTCGCCCAGAATGGCAGTCTTAACACCTTGAATGGCAGTGTTAAGTTGGTCTTGAGTGATGCCGTTAGCGGTTACTTCGCCTTTCTCAGCCTTGCCAGCCAACGCTGTTTTAATTTCTTTGATATCTGCACCAACGGCTTGGGCGAAATCATGCAATTTACTCATTTATGTTTCCTTTCAAATTTTAGCAAGATTGTAGATGTTAACGAGGTCTACGGTGGTATCAGTGCCACCACTGATTAACCCAGACTCTCGCAATTCATCAGCTAGTAGTTTCAGTTTAGGGCTCTTGTCCGATGGAATAGTACTGTCCGCATTTAGTGAGTTTTTCACTTTCACCTTGAAATTATTAGACGGGAAAATATGCCCATCTAGTTTAATTTCAAGATAGTAAGTACCAGTAGCTACCACACTGCCCATTGAGAATGAGAACACCCCATTCTCGACAGTGATATCTTGGTACAACGCCACCGTCTCGTCATTAGAAAGCGTCAGTTTACCAGTGCCGGACAACTCCATGCGTTTTCCATCGTACCCTAGAATTTCAAAACCAAATACGGAAGTGGTGTCCCCAGATTTTAGGACATCACCGCCTTGAATTTGGTTGATGGAAGTCATGAGCTTAGCCATAGGCTAGTCCTCACGAGGTTGATGGTAGTTCAATGCACGTTCACTGTCTGCTACACCCTTGGTCGTTGGGTCGGTTACGATACCCAAAATTACCAAGATCACAACAAGAGTATTAACACCCTCTTGGATGTTGCTAGGGATTGTAAGCCCGAACTGTTGCAGCATAAGGAACACTGCTGAGATAAGAGCTACAAGAGTTGTTTTGTTTTGCAAACGTAGTTTAAGATTAATCATGTTAATTCCTCACTTCTAAATTAATATATTTTTTATAAAGGGCATCAATATACTCATTGCCACCTAGTTTTTTATAGCTGGAGTGCATTTTGTGGATCACGTCTGAATTATGGACGGTGGTATATCCACGCTCTAATTCTTTGGAGATGTCACGCTCTAGGCGCAAATACATAGTTACCAAATGTGCTTCATCATGCACTACCAGCTTGTCGTTTAACTCGTTGATTTTCTCGCTGTTTGATTCACCGATTTGTTGAATAGTTTCAACCGAATCATGAATGTTGTTCAACTCGCCTTTCAAATCTCCGAATTGTGATTTGCTTAAATTAGCTGACTTGCTAGCTTTCATCCCAAACCAGCCCGTTGCTATCACTCCAATAGTAGGAGCAAGGTGGTCAATCAAATCAGAAATATTCAATGTGCTGCACCTCTTTTATTTTTTACCCCCATTTTTAATTGTCTTCTGTGATATAAGTGACTGTGCCAGTGTAGACAGCACGGTCTTTGGACTGGTTGGTTAGCCTAATCGAACCGTCCGATGCAAGATGCCAAACAGCCACGCCAGCATGTCCGGTACTAATGTTTTTATTCGCTACCAAATGAACCTCGATGCTCGGTCTAAAACCGCTTGGTATAGTATTCTCCATTTTCCCGTATTCGTAGACACCGACCTCGCTGTCTGCTCTGACAATGCTAGCTGTTACAACCGAGCCTTTTTTGACCAAAGTAACTTTAATGCCCCAACCGATATCGGCCGTCTGTTTGACGATAGCAGGCTCTTGTTTCTCTGGTTTAGGCGTGTACTCAATCCATGTACCAGCGGAATTACTAGTTACTGTCCGTTTAAACATGCGACCAGAGACGGTAGTTAGTGTTTGGAAATATCCCGATGCAGTTTCAATAACTTCCAACTGTGCGTTCTCGCCTAGTGCTGGATGGTTCTTATAATTACCGGCTATCGAATAAAAACCAGTAGTTTTGTAATCGTTTAGATTAGCAATCTTGTTGTCGATGGCAGCACCGTCAGGCTCGGTCAGTTTGTGGTGTTGTATCTGCTTACGGTTTGAATAGATTAAACCGTTAACATCTAACGTACCCATTTCACGGTACTTACCAATGCCAACCCCAGCACGTTCGTAGCTCATCACCACTGCATCGGTAGAGACTGTGATAACAAATTCTGTATACGAGAACTTATCTTCAACACGACCTAAAACTTCCCAAGAGGCATCGGCTGGATATTTTCCGTTAAGATTGGCATCCGAGCCATTCAATTCAGAAATATTCTGCCACTCATTCGTGCTGTCTGTCGTATATCCAGCAGTACCAACTTTTCGTGTTTTGAAAATAAGTTTAGTCGTGTTTTTTTGTGTCCCATTAACGGATAACGGTGCTACCTTTAAGAATCGTTTCAGCGTGATTGTGTCTAGCTTTTCGCCCGTTCGCTTGGCTTCAAAACGTAGCGTTGGGTTAAAATAGGCTAACACTGTTATGGTTTGCTCTCGCCAATCCGACCACAAACCACGACTATCTTGAACTTTAGCTCTAACCGTCATTTGTTTGTCAGTAACGGTTGATGGAATCGTAAGCGTGCCATTATTCGACTGCACCGAACTATTACCGCTTACAATCTCAGCATAGTACCCAGTTATTGAAGACCCAGCAGCACCTCGACCACCTTCAAAACTTACTTTGATACGTGACAAAGTGCTGACAAAATGCGTAGGGCTAGGGATAAGATTTTGTGTCACTGGGTTTGTGTCCGATAAACTAAAACCAGTGAAACCCGGCTTAAAGAGATTAGTCGGGACATTGACCGTGATTTTTCGGACGTCCCTTCCTCTTTCAATTCCGTCGGCGTATGAGATGTAAGTTATCGTACCGATACCGCTTGCTGAGTTAGGGAATTGATTGGCTATTTCAACAGGCGGAATCCATGTGAAACTAGAATCCACATCATCACCAGCTATTTTTTTGTCATAGCTACCGATAGTCACCCAAATAGAGTGTCTCATCCACGCTTCACGCTTGGTGATGTTGATGGTCACTGGTTTGGCAATTTCAGCCGTCACATCCGAGCCATAACTAGCACGGGAGATGGTAGTTAAGACAAGAGCTGCATTGTTAATAGGTATCACCTTGTTATTACTCTTATTCTTAAATTCTCCACGGTAGTAAATTGTGCGTGTCCCATCTCCATCGTGAGCGACAGTGACCTCTTGGTCAATCAACATAGCGGTTTGATTGGGTTCAACGGTTAGCGTGCCAGAGTTGGCTAAACGCTTCCCGCCGTCATAGTCAATGTACGCTTCCCAAGGAGCACCAGACACCTTAGTGTCTCCGTTTTCCCAATAGAGCTGTAAACGCACTTGTGATGTATTGCTATCAATATTCGAGCTAGCTTCATAAGCACGTAGGACTGCTTTTCCTCCAGCCATTAATAATTACCTCCTACCCATTTGATTACGTTTCGATTTGGGTCAATTAAGTCTTGTTCTTCTCGGTAATAACCAATTTGTATTGATTTAGAAAAAATACCGTTTTCGATGTGGATAACACCTTTATCAATGTACATCACTTCGGTACCAGCGCTAAACATAGAAATACGTTTATCTGAAACCAATACCGAGTTAGAACCGTCATTCTTACCAATAGTAAGACCTTCGTTAGATGCACGCATGTAACTATCAAGGAAACTCCAACGTTCTGAGGTTCCACCTAAATCATTTTGCAATTTCACAATGCGTTGACTAGCTTCAACCAAGGCTTTTTCAGTCTTGTTCTTGTTTTCTTGATTTGTGGACAAGAAATCTTGATAAGACTTCGCCCATTGATTAACCGTATCAATGCTTGCTTTAGCTTTCAATTCTGCTTGAACAATCGAATTAAGCTCATTCAATTTATTGATTTGGTCTTGTGTTAATGCACTATCGGCCTTGCTATCTAGCTTGCCTTTTAAATCTTTTGGCGATGCTTGCCATGCTCGGTCAGTGGTACCCTCGTAGCAATCTAGCTCCGTGAAGAATAACAACGATTCACCGCCGTTACTTGTACCCTTGTTATCAATACGGATGAAACCTTCATCGCATTCACCAGAATTGAATGTCAAATGCCATTTAACTAAGCCCGTTACGGACGGCGAGCCGTTATGTGATTTAAAGTTGACTACCTTAGTGAATGTTTTATCCGTTTCATCCGACTTACGACCAAGGAAATAGATGTCTACGCCTTTGATGTTTCCAGTGGCAAATGATTGAATGTTGAATGAATAATCAGTATTTCGTTTAACCGGAAACCTCGCTGTAGATGCTGGGGCTAATGATGTTGATACCTTAAGCAAGAATAGCGGTCTAGCGCCATTGTAGTAAAACAAATGACTTGAAACAGACAGATTAGCGTTTGGTTGGGGCGCTTCCCAGAATCCCCAACCATCCAGATTCTCCGGAAAAGCTGAGTTTGTTATTAAGTTTTCACCACCAACCGACACGCTACCAACCATATCATTCCAAACATAATCAGCTGGGTTTGTGCTGTCAGCTTGATTGAAATTAGTGCATACGCCCAAATAACGCTTGTTCCCATTCTGGGTCAGACTGAAACCATCTCGACCATCGGCGCTGTCAGCATAAGCAAAGTGGACGTAAGGTGTTCTTCCGTCCGCTCCAGCTTTGCCGGGAATGCCATCCCGTCCATCGCTACCTTTCCACTTGGACCAACGGTAGTCTTGCGGATTACGACTGTCAGTGGCATTGAAATCTTGGTACATACCGATGAAAGCCTTGGTAGTATCTGTTTGACTAAATCCACCACCAGACACCGTATCAGCGTATGCTATGTGAGTATATTGTGTTTTACCATCAACACCCTTAACACCAGGGATACCTTGGTCACCTTTTGGCCCTTGTAGTCCTTGAGGGCCGACAGGACCGGTTAAACCACGTTCGCCTTGCAGCCCTTTCTCACCACGGTCCCCTTTAGCACCATCGTTTCCTTTCGGTCCTTGTTCACCTTTGGGTCCAGGGTCGCCTTTAGCCCCGTTTTTACCGTCTGAGACATTTAAAAAAGTAACTTCTTCTGAAGCTACTTCTTTGTTATCTACCCACGCTGAAATTGTTAGGGCTGTTGGTTGGGTAATCTGTGATGCCACCATGTCGTAGGTCATCCCCACGTATTTTATAACGCCGTCAATCACGAAACGCCATGTAGCGTTAACTGTTTTATCGCCTTGTTTCAAAACTGGTCGAACAGTCGAGCGACCAACACCGTTTTTAAACACTGTTCCATTTGTAGTCGTGATCTCGACACGGTATGGTAAGGCTCTTGCTGCGATTTCATCAATACGCTGTTGCAAATCGTCGGATGGTTTGTTGACAATTTTACGGTAATTTGAAAACACAACCGAGTTATTCAACGGCATGTCGAAACTAACAACCATTTCAGTGACACGAGCTTCGAGAGCTAGCCCACCTCTAAAATTATTATTAATAATCTTAACAGTGTCACCTAAATTAATGTCTTTATAGTTTTCCATAAAACTAGAATGAACATCAACCGTGTAGGTCATAAGTGGGTAAGCATACTGTTTGATGGTACGCAAGGCGTAACCTTTCAAAGAGTTAACATCCTTGTATTCAGTTTGGAAGTCCTTGCGTGTCCAGTTATCAGCGTTATCTGGATTCATGGTAGATGGGTAGCGTTCCCGTGAAAGTGGGGCAAACACATAGCTACTGCCACGCCTTGAGTAAAACTCTACTTGTCCTAACTCGTTCTTTTCCTCAAACTCCACGCTCTCAAGGTTGACCCCATCCGCACCGGTAAATACACCAGCATTGAATAGCTGGGTCTTATCACTCGTGACCTGTACGCCCTTGAGTTCATTTTGATAATGTAACACCACATCCCCACGAGCCTTACCGATACCGTGGTGGTTTTCGTCTGGGATTTGGTAAATATCGATAGTAAAACGCTTGATTGTCCCATCTCGGTTTAATTCGGTACGGAAGGCAAATTCAGCATCAAATTTAGACATGAGACTGTGTAATTGTGCCAATTTTGTTTCTTGTGGCTCAAATTCAAGCGTTCTTGTTTTATCAGATACCTCGTTAACGCCAATTTCAAGATTTGTAAACCCTAGAATTTCAAGGTGTTCTAAGTACCATGCAATATTTTGAGCCCCGTTGCTTTTAAGAGCAACCGACTGCTCTTGTGCCAGTTCGAGATTGGTGTTATTACAAGTGACTTGGAATGAAGTGTCATTTTCGACAAGTTGCGACACATAGAAAACTTGATAAGAGTTATCGTAATAAAACGAAACAAACATATCATCTTTGATATATTTAACATCTTCATGCAACTTTCCGTTTACGATTTTCGGAATTGTGAAATCGAACGTGCTGGTTGAGTATTCAAGGTAAGGATGCCATTGACTGTTTGAATATGGCAGCATGCCCGGAACGTTGTTGTTCAAAGCACAAACCTTACGCATGTTCTTGTCATGAATCCAAATTTGCATTAAATGAAACGCTCCTTCCATGTGATTTCAATAGTCGGGTCAGTCCTTGTCCAACTCGATGTGTAGATGTCAATTTCTGTTTCACCAGTGCCAATACTGAACGGCTCGGATAAGTAAGTTAGCTCGTTAGATGCTGGCAAGTTATCAACTAGTGTTTTACCTTTAGCCATGTCTATCTCTAGGATAGAACCCTTTCGAAAACGGTTAGGGATGTCTTCCTCTTTGTTAACGTAATCTTTTCGATAAACAAAACTATCCAAATACATGTGAGTTACAAGCGGTGCATCGCCGATACCAAAGAAACCAACACTAATCTTTGCCGATTTCTTCCCCTTGATCTCTGGAATCTTAAATTTAGGATACCCGCCTTGATAATAAAACTGTACTTCATCATCAAAGCGTTGCATATCTGCCCACCCTTGCGGTTCGTTGAATGGGTTTTGTGTCATGACATGCGTCCCCCAGAATGATTTTCTGTCTAGTGTGCGATAACTGCCGTTACCATCACTAGCAAGGAAACGATACTCGCAACCTAGACCGTTGACATGTTTAAGGGTTTCCACGCCATAGAGGAATGTGCCGTTTGCATCCGTAACAGATATCTTAATATATCCGCACTCGTTAGATGCACCGAGCCAAAAAATCTGTCTCCACCACATATATTCATATAGTGAGCCTTTTTCACCGTTGCTATCCGCTGGAATTTCCCACGTAATCGAACTACCACGCAATAGAGTAGAGCCACTACCACGGTTAGTCAAAGCAATATGTGGCCTACCCCATGCATTATCAATCGCAAGCGTCCCATTCAAACTTTGCAAGTTGTCGTTGAAACGCCCTTGATTTTTAGCACCAACCGCGAAACCGTTAGTGATCCAGTTGTTAGAAACGTAGTCAAACAGAATTTCAGATTGCTTGACTGTCCGAGTGTCTACTTCGTTTGGGTTCCCAATCTCATAGCTTTCGCTAGATGATTTCACAACCCCAACCCAACCATTATCCGAGTTAAATTTCAGTTTAATGTTTGGGTAGGTTTCAGCCGTGCCAAAGTTTTTCAAGGTCGCCTTGTAATGTCCAGTCGAAACCTTCTTAATACTTCCGTATTTCGTTTCACCGTCACTACTTACCAAGGCTTGCGCTTTGTTCTCACCATAACTTTTAGGTACATCGAACGTAACTGTTACCGTTGCGGTAATCGGTGCCGTGTTCTTGTCCACTGTTAAGGACGCTTGCCCAGACGGGATAGCTTCCCAAACCTTGTTGGGCTCATCACCAAAAATCAATGTTTTTGGCTGATTAACATTGAGATAACCGCCTAGCGTCTCAGCAATGGTATTAAAGTAGTCGTAGTTTCCGACCAAGGTGAACGATACTTGAATCTGTTTAACTGACAAGGTGCTGTATAGGAATTGCTGGCCGTAACGTCTACGCCCTTGGTCTTGATAGTTATTGTTGAAGTTAGATGCCACGTTTTTTGTGACATCCACTGGAACGGTACGCCCTTGCCCTTCATTGAATAATTCGGTTAAGTTTTTACCGTCATAAGTTACTGACATTCCTATCAAATAATGCTACCTCCTAGCAACGCTTGTCTGCGTTCATAATCGTTTGTTGCTTTTGTCATGAATGGTGCGAGACCGTTTGACACGCTTCTACCATCGATGATATTTCTAACTTCGATAGGGTTAGAGCCATTAGTTACTAACTGACCAAGTAAGTCAATCATGATGTCTAGCTTGCTTTCTAGTACAGAAACACGCTCACGGTCTGAAGTACTATCGTGATTGCCTTGTGGGGCATCACCGGCAAAACGTGCCACTGCTTCAGTAAGTAGTTGCCACGCTCTGCCACGTTTTGCAATATCTGTGGGAATGACATATTCTGGCATATCGCCTTCAGCCAATTCATAAACGCCATTTTTGTGCACTAGACCACCGTTAGCGTAGCCATGCCCGTGTCCGATAACCGCAAGCATATTACCACCGTAACGAGATTTCGCATAAGCGATACCAGCCAAAAGGTTATCATAGCCGTTAAAGATGTTTCCATGTCCTTTATGCTTGAACGAATTAAATGTACTAGATGTTGTTTGCACCAACCCTTTGGCAAGGTCGCCAGTTAAGGTATTGATATCGACATATCCACCTTGGACGGCATTAGGGTTACCGCCAGACTCACTTTGAATTTGTCGCAACCAAGCCCCAACGTATTCTTGAGTGGTAGGCAATCCATTGGCTTTCAGTGCTTTTTCTACTGATTCACGCCAACGAGAAACTCCAGTCCCTTGTGGATTATCTTCACCGCCACCCGCTGGACTGAGCAATGGTCCAAGGGTTTTCTTAATCCAGTCAAACATGCCACCAACTTGTCGTTTAATCAACGTTTGGAGTGGGTTGTTTCGGTCCTTAAGCGGTTTGCTATCATCGCCGCCGCTACTTCCACTGTCTCGCACCCCAAAATCAAGGAAGGTAGCAGCGTTTGAAATATGACGTCCAGCGTATTGGTGATACTGACCGTTGCCACCGTAGTTGTATTCTTCACCGTCATAAGTGTCACCGTGTACAGCCGTTACAAAGTCAACGTGGTTGCTTGAAATAGGTCCGCCAGTATAGACGGCTACTGTACCCGGTTTTGGTCTGCTTAAGTGTGGTACGCTCGCAGAAATCCACTGATTACCATTGCCGAGGTGACTAAATAGACTAGGTTTAACACCAAGGTTTGCCAAACGACTTGCAACGAATGACACACACTCACGATAGAAGTAACCCCACGGGTCAGCACCAGCGTCTTTCGCTTTGTCTTTAAAGCGGTAGTCATCACCTTTAGCGCCCATAGCCACCGTGCCTTCATCCATTGAGGCATTAGCCATAGACCAAAGTTCTTTCCACCAGTTCTTAGCTTCTTCGACTGGTTTCTTATACAGTGCATTACCAAGTGGGTTAAACATACCAGCCAATTTATCAGCATTAGGACTGAATTTCTTAGCCAATGATCCCACCGGGTCTTTAACCACATCGCCGACAAATTCAATCATCTTCATAAATTTATCGACACCGTTTTTCATTGTGTCCCAAACTGAGCCCGCAACATTGGTAGCAGTGTCCCAGATTTTAGACCAGAAACCAGTACCCTTTGCAAAGGCTCCACGTTCGACACCCATGAGCATAGCCAATTCACTGGCATTGATGACTTCCGAACCAGCTGGCAAGAGGTACTCAACGTTTCGACCTTGTGGCAAGAATGACTTACCGTTAGGCAAGATTACCATTTCTTGGTTGTTGGTTTCTGGGCTATCGTAGCCGTCATTGAGCGTAGCTAACGTAGGCTTGGTAATTGGGTTTCGGTACGAGCTAAACATACCAGTACCACCGGCAAACTTAACTTTCGGAATTTTAGAAATAGCTTCTTTGCTACCACCAAAATCAGAAATAAGTTTGTTGATACCATCAATACCAGCGTTTGGCAAGGCGATGACAGCGTTGATACCATCACCAGCAAGTTTCTTCATGCCGTCCCACATTTCGCCAAAACCTTTTTTGACGTTTTCCCAAGTATCTTTGAAGAATTTACCGATGTTGGTTAAGGCATCGGTAATCAGTTTGGTAATGTTAACACCGAATTTCTCTTGTGTTAACGCTCCGATTTCATCCCATTTTTTAGACAGGAATTTTTTAGAGTTCTCCCAACCATCAAACCAATTCTTATTGATGCCTTTGTGGTGTTTGTCGATATCTTTACCAAGGGCAGTCATCGCTTCTGTAGCATTACCCTTGATACCTTCCCATGTTTTAGATGCGAATTTCTTGACGTTGTCCCACTTATCAGACCAGTCTTTTTTAAGATTAGTCATGTGTTTTGCAACGCCTTTAGCCATGTCTTTGACATGGTCCACGGTGCTATCAACAAATTTCTTGAATGGCTTGTTATGCTTGTACATCAATTCAAACCCAGCGACTACTGGATTAGAGATTACAAGCAACTTCTTAGCAGTGTTAGTAAAGGCTTTGATGCCTTTTTCACCGCCAGTGAAGTAAGTCTTGGTCTTTTCAAAACCTTTCTTGGTGCTCTTAGTCATTGAGTCCATCGCACCCGTCCAAGTTTTCTTCATGCCATCCCATGTCTTACCGAGCCATTTACCAGCGTTAGAAAAACCATCCTTGATGTTCTTAACGATACCATCAACGAATTTCTTGAATTTCTTATTATGCTTGTAAATTAAAGCGAAAGCCCCAGCAATCGGATTGGCAATAAATAAAAGGACTTGTTTCCAGTCCTTTTTAAAGAAATCAATGATTTTACCAAAGATTTCTTTTGTCACTTTAAAAATCTTGTCAAAGGCTTTCTTTGCAGCAGAAAACATGCCATCCACAAAAGCCTTGAATTTCTTATTGTGTTTGTAAAGCAACACCAAGGCAGTGATAGCCGTAGTTACTGCGACCACAATCAAACCGATAGGGTTGGAAGCCATAGCTAAGTTCCACGCTTTCTGTGCCACTGCCGATGCTTTCTGTGCTACGGTCATAGCTACTGTGGAATTTTTCAACATTTGGATAGCTTTGGCAACTTTTATAACCCCTGAAGCGACTTTAGAACCTACAAAATAAGCAGCAAACAAAGAACCGACTGTTTTAATAGCCGTCTTGTGTTCGGCGATACCGCCCAAAGCCTTGGATAGTGATGTTACTGGGGCTTTGGCTTTTTTGCCGTTTCCAGCCATCGTTCCTAACGCACCGGCAACGCCTTTAATCATGCCTAAAGCCGTTTCCCAAACACCGCTAGCAAATTCTTTACCAATGCTTAATAATGGCCCTATACTGTCCTTGATTTCTTTGAAGAAAGCGATGATTTTTGGGGCGTTATTAGCAATACTTTGACTGACTTTATCAACGACCTTATTAAGACCGTCCATAAAGTTATTCATTTTATCTTTGCCATCACCGAGATTAAACACTTTAGAAAAGGCATCCATGATAGTGCCTAGACCTTTTGAAACGTGTTCCCCTAAGTCTTTGAATTTAGTTTCAGTGTTAGGGTCAGCAACCCAATTACCAATCTGTTGCAAGAATGGGTTTTTCATTTTATCGATTGGGTCACGGAAAGCCGCTACCACTGCCGGCATACGGGACTGAATTGTCCGTTCAAGTCCACCAATGGTTGTTGAGAAGTTGGCAGTGGCATCCTTGTACTTGTCTTGCAACTCGAACAAGGCTTTCTGTGCCATCTCAGCGGTAATCTTACCGTCTTTTTGGAGTTCCGCATATTTATCTGCGGTCATGTCTGCAACGCCCAATTCTTGTGCGGCAACTTCTTTCAGTTGGTTCTTCATTTCTGGGAAGACATTGATAATAGACATCATGTCTTGCCCTTGAACCTTACCGTTGGCAATCATTTGAGCCCACTGAGTAGCAAAGTTTTCCACGGCTGCATCGGTCTGACCAAACGCATCTTGCAATGTCAAGATAGCTTGTGTTTGTTGTTTGGTTAACTCGGTGTTGTGAGTAACAGCATAGAATTTTTGATTCATGCCGTCAACCATTTCAGTTGAGTTAGCCGCCGCTTGTGCCATTTGGTTGGTCATGTCGACCATCTTCTTACCTTCTTCAGCATTACCAGTAAGTGTTAGCCAAGTGGCGTTCATGGTTTGCTGGTATTTAACGTATTCGGCACTGGATTGGGCGATTTCGTCAAACTTACCCTTGATGGCTCCCAATGCGTTTTGGAAACCGTTACTAATCAAATTAGCGGCAAACGTAGCCCCAAAGATACCCTTTAAGCGTGAGGTTTTATGCTCGGTCTCGTTAACTTCATTCCCTAAACGTTTAAAACTATCTTTTAAGCGTCCAATGAGTGAGCTAGAACGTTGACTTTGTTCGATTTCATCGTTCAGCTTATCAGCAGCATTGCGAGTGTGTGCTAGACTTGTCGCCGTTTCATCCAAGCGTTGCTTTTGCTTGCGATATTCATCGCTTGTTCTTCCGGATTGTTTTGCCACACGCTCAAGCATTTCTTTTTGGGTCTCGTACTGCTTGTTTAAGTTAGTAATCGAACCCTTGTATTGCTTGAGTTGTTCTTGCCTAGCTTCGTCCTCTTTGCCTTCTGCTTTCAGACGCTTGATATAAGTATCTGAGGCTTCATTTTGAGCTTTGTACTCACGCTGCAATTCAGCAAGCCCAGACCGATGATAGTCCAGACTGCTTTTAGCTTGCCTTTGTTGATTTTCCAACGACGCCAAACGAGTAGTCGCTTGGTCAATCTGTTGTTGGTACTTAAGGTACTGTTCAGCGGTTTCAGCGGTACTACCTTTAAGTTGAGACTGCTCTTGTTTCAGTTTCTCAATCTTATGTTGTTGATTTTGGATAGCATTACCCAAACCATCATACTTAGCTTGTGCTGCTCCCAAATAGTCCCCAGCACTACGCATTTGGCTTTCTTGTGCCTTCCATGCGTTTGTCGAGCTATTGACTAACTGAGTTAATCGCTTAATCGAATTGGCAGCTTGTAGCGTATCTAAGGCGATTTCCGTGGACATGGTAGCTTGTACTTTTGCCATGTATTGTTTTTCCTCCTTTCCTTAAAAATTAGAGTAAAGATGTTGGGTCAACCATTCTATCTTCTTCCTCTTTGGCATTTAAGATTTTCATTAGCTCGTAATAATCAGTGTCGTAATACTGATCTAGTGTCCACCCAAAACCTTGGATTGATTTCTTAGCAATGATTTTCAAATCTTCAATGCGATTTTCTAAATCAAAAATCTGTTCGCCTTTAGATTTTAGTCTTTTGGGTCAATGTCACCAGCGGCGTTTTCAAGTTGTTCGTCAGTCAATCCGTACATGTAGCCTACCAATTTTTCAGAGATTTCTTGTGTGCGGACATTATCCAAATCAAGCAATTTGTCATAGGCTTCATCATCCAAGTTGAGAATGGCACGAATAAAACCAAGCATTTCTTTAAGGATTGTGAAACTTGCTTGTGCTTGCTCTTGTGTATCGCTATCTTCAACAGTATCGCTAATTTTAAGTACTGCTAGTTGGTATTCATGCATACGTAAAACGTTACGGTTGCTTGTAGTGACTTTGAAGGCTTTCTTACTGATTTCTGGGATTTGAATAGTTCTGATTTCCATTTTCTCTTTACTCCTTTAACAAAAATAGAGGTCAGGCCATGAGCCCGACCTCTTGCGAATTATTAAATGCTATTTGATGCAGCAGGAAGGGCATAGCCCCCGAATACTTCTTTGAACATGTTTGTTTTATCAAACGTAGATGCACCAGAATAGTATTTCTTATAAGGCTCACCGCCGAACGCAGTCGCTGACAAGGCGTTAAATGTCATGTTATCGTCTTGGCGAGTTTGGGCAGTATCTGTATCTGTTGCAACGTTTTGAGTTGATTCTTGCATGATACCGTTAGCAAAACCAAAGAATACTGAATGTTTGCGGTCAAGTGTTTCAGATTCAATCAATACCGCTGTATGTGGTTTTTCGCCATCCATGACGTAACCACCTTTACCGTCTGGTTTAAAACCAAGCATTTTTTGCTTGATTTCAAAGTCAAGGTTATTGAAGTCGAATGCTACTGTTGGTGATCCAGGCGCAATCATAACATCTTGCACTGAATTGTTTCCGGGAATTTTAGTCGCTTGACCTTCCAAGTTTGAGATGTTAGCGGTACGAGTACCAAGCATAGTTGAATCAACTTCAATCACGCCATCAGTTGAAAGGCCGTCAGCACCTTTAAGTAGTTTTTGGGTTTTTGGGTCAACCAAAGCAAGTCGAACCATTTTCAAACCTACAATTGCCATATAGTAATTTCTCCTTTGTTAAATTAATTTATCGAGAGCAACAAAAAAGACCGCCGTAATCTGTAATGTATCGGGGTCTATGCTATGTTCTCTCATATCTGTAATTGAGTAGTGTTCAGATTTTAGGAATTTCAGCAATTCCATTTCAAAGGCTTCGATATCAAAATCAATATCAGCCTTGTAAAAAATCTGGACTTCCACTCTATCCGTTTTTCCGAAAAAGGTATTATTCCCACTCAAATCAAGTGATGGATTGCTTTCAGTGAGCAAAACGATTGTCTTATCGGTATTTTCTTCGAGTTCTTTAGGCAAGTTGTTTGCATATACTTCGCTTATTTCACCAAATTCTTTGCCGTCAATGAGCTCTTTTAGTTTTACGGTTGCCAGCACTTAATCACTTCCCTCCTTTTCTTCGAATGAGTTTTTCATATTCCTCTTTTTCTGCCAATAGCACCTTTTTCTGTACAGTGCTATCGTTTTGGACATTGGTAACGAAATGATCGGCACGATATTTCTTAGTGCCGTCGTTTAATCGTCTGGCATTTTGGGCGTGGTAATTATTCTTCCAGCCTACGGTTGCCACACCGTTTTTTCTGCCATCCGCATTCGTGGATTGGACAGATAAACCGTCAGCCAAGTGACCATACTTCAAATGTTTCTTGTTTGAGTAGTGTTTCTCACGAGTTACATCTTCTAACTCTTTCTGAAACACCTTTGCCCCAGCGGTTGTTATTTTAGCTTGTTCCGCTGGTGTGATATCGCCAATACTAGCTACCGTTTCAAGCCAGCCCTCTAGTGCTTCATCAAGCCCTACCATAGCTATCACCCAACTTTCTTATGTTTTCTCAAAGTTAGAAAGTCGTAGCGGTTAAGCCCAAAGTTTTCGTTTGGACTAACACGCACAATGTCATACTGAGTACCGTTTAGAACGGCGACTTGACCTTCAATCACTTTAGCATTGTGGCGGATAACGATTACTCTTGTATCACTTTCGCCATTTTGTTGGGCCAAATACTCTTGATTGAGTGTGCGAGTGTGGGGCTTATAGTGCAATGTAAATTGTTTCACGAATTTTGGCACGCTTACACCCGTAAACTTGTTAGGGGTGCTTTGGTATGTACCAAAATCAGCCTTGAAACGAAAGTCTGAGGGTAAATATCTAACTTTAGGCATTAGTCACCTCTTTCTTCAGTATACGTTGCGTATAAGCCCCTTAATTGCCCGATTATGCTATTTAAAGTGAGATTGACAGGATAAGTCACCGTGTCTGTTAAAGCCACTCTGTAGGTGAAATATGAGCTTGTGAGGGCTATTACAGCCGTATCGTAAAGAGATTCTACACTCTCGAGGTCGTAGAATTTCTTATCACTGCCCACGGCATTGATAATGTACTGTTGAGCCGATTCAATGTAAGCTGGAATGAGTGCAGTGTCGTCTGTCTCATCCAGATTAAGAGTCTGCATGATGGTTTCCTTAGATACACTCATTGCTTACCTCCTAAATTAAGCTCCGGTAGTAAGATTAGCTTTTTGGTCAGCAATTGCTTTGAATGACGCTGGCACAAACGCTTCTTCATCCGTTTTAACAACATCGAAACGGTCAATTACACGTACTTTAGTCGTATCAGTTTCAAACGCACCACCACCGATATTTGTTGAAAGTAGTGACAAGTGTTGGCGGTCAAACAATGTTACCGCTTGTTTCAAGTCACCAAAGTACAATGGCATAGCTCCAGTAGTAGCATTAGCAAGCCAGCGGTCAGATACTTCTTTAACTGCGAAACCATCGATTGAGTAGCCAGTTGGTGATTTAACATCACGTTCCATGAGGTAGTCACCCATAGCGTTCTTAACTTTCTTAAGAGCAGTGAACCCAGAAGTGTTTGTCAAGAAGAATGATGTTTGTTTGATAGCTGGGTCAACTTTAGCTTCGAGGTCAATGATATCATCCCATTTAGCCAATGTTGGTTTAGTTGGGAGTGTTGCAATCACTTCCAAAATAGCTTTGTTGCGAGTAACAACAACTTTCTTAGCAATCCAACCAGACAACCATGCGAGGATATTTTCAGCAGAATCAGCAAGCAAGCTGTTAGTTACTGTTGAGATACCAGCATAGCGTTTGATAGCGTAGCGGATAAGAGAAAGTTTTGGATCATCATTTGCACCGATTTGACCAGCTTCATCATCAATTTTGTTAAGTCCAGTAATGTCAGCCCATTTTTCGTAAACACGAGAACCAGTAAGAGTAGTTACGTTTTCAACGTTAACGTACTCTTGCAATGAATCGTATTGACGAACCAATGTATTGATAGCTGTGCGGATATCTTGTGGGATAGTCAAGCCAGCGTCAGAACCAGATGCGTCTGTTTTAGAATCAAGCAAGTTTTGGTAACGACCACGAACAAGGTTTTTGAAGTCTTTGACAAAATTAGCTTTCACTTCTTCTTCATTCTCAGTCAAAGGTTTCTTGTCTTCTTCAGTCATGTTAGCTACTTCGCTAGCACGAGCTTCAGTATATTGTTCTTTGAACATGTCACGTTTCATTTTCGCAGTGTCACGCTCGTTTTTGATTGCTTGCAATTCTTCAGCGGTTACTGAATCATCAAGCATAGCTACGTTAAGTTTTTCATTTAGATTTTCGACCTTGTCGCCTTGAGCAACCCAAAGGTCATGCAATTCGTTTGATGTTTTCATCAATCATCTTCCTTTCATTTTTCAAGTAAAATAGCCAGTTTTTGCTCACGCAATGTATTGGTCTTAGGTGTCGCAATCATATTCTTAAATTTAGTGATTGCTGATTTGCTTGGTAGTTGATGCACTGCGTTAGTAACCATGACTTCTTCTTCATCTTCATTGAAAAACATGATTTCATCCGCAAAGCCTTTATCAACGGCAGTTTTAGCATTAAGCCATGTTTCTTTAGCCATGAGGTCAAGTAATTCTGGCTGTTTAAGACCGGTTTTCATTTCATAAGCCAAAGCAATAGATTCATCAATGCTATTAAGCACCGCCGATTGATGCTCTAGGTCATCGCTATTACCAACGATGCCAGTAGACGCCTTGTGAATCATGATGTGTGCCGTTGGACTGATACGCACGGTATCGCCCGCCATAGAAATGACACTCGCAGCACTAGCCGCAAGCCCTTGCACGTTAACCACAATACGCTTGCCGCTTGCCTTTAGCATTGTATAGATTTCACTAGCTGCGAACACATCACCACCATTAGACGCTATGTTAAGCGTGATTTCTTCGTCTTCATCGTTAGCAATGGCATCTTGTACCAGTTTGGGGTAGGTACTAGACATGCCAAAGTATTCGTAAAAAGCACCAGCATCATCACTTACAATATCGCCTTTAATGTCAATCTTGCCCATTTATCTCACCTCCTTTCAATGATGTACGGTTAGGGTTCTTACCCTCTGGCAACTCTTTAGGCAAAATCTCGGCTTGTTGCAAAATATACAAGCCTTGATTTTGTGCGAGTGCGCCACTTTTAACCATGCTATTGATACGGCTGATATAGTTAGCACCAGTCGGGTCAACCGCTGGGAAAATATCCGCATCAACATCACACGAAAGTTTTTGAGACAGTTCACTAAGAAATGGTCTTAAATAGCGTGCGACTGCTTTAGAATACACGTTCGAACTCATTTCTAGTGAAGACTGTTGGTCGCCTTGTCCACCGACAACGTTTTCTGGGATACCGTAGACCTTTGCAAATTGTCCGGTCGTCCAGTCCGCTTGCTTAAGTAGTTGGGCCACGTTGGATTTAATTTCAAGAGGTGTGAAGTCCTCTAAATCGTCCAGTACCAACGGACCGCCTTGCATTTGCTTCATTGCTTGTCGTGAACGTGAGACCTTGGTTTTGAAATCGAGCAAACCACCGCCCTTAATCTTCAAAATACCATTGGCATTGAGGGCATTTTTAAGTGAATTAAGCGTTAACTTATCACTAGCTTTTTGAATGTCTAGTTCTCTACCTAGAGCCATCAACGGACTAACGCTTGTCAAACCACCGTCTACAGAAAGCAATCTGAAGTGTAAGATGTCGCTTTGTGGAACGTGTTGTTTTGGTGGGATGCGTGGATCATCAAATGTGATGTTGTAATAAAGACCATTCTGGTTGTCCAATCGATTGAAAGTGACTTGAGACGGTCTTAGATACTCCCACTTCATATCACGCCCGTTGTCATTACGCCACCGATATGCGAAGGCTTCACCTCCCAATAGCATTTGAGCAAATATTGACTGGTAAAAGTTAAAGCGGTTAGCGTTGTTAGACGGATTATCCACAATGCCTTGCATTTGTTTTCGGCTAGTTGTTAGCTTGGCGGTTGCAAGGTCATTAGATAGCTGACTGATAATAGAGAATAGGTCCGAGTTTTTTAGAGCGGTTTCGGCTGAAACCCACTCACTACCATTCAAGGCAGCTAAAAACTCTGGATCAGTGATACCAAAAAAGCCCTCTTGGTTACTCGGTGGGCTTTCGGTTGCTAAATTAAATATCGGCAATTATTATCACCTCCTTTCTAGCTCTTTTTAGCGGCTAGTTCACTAATTAAACCTGCTAGTACGAATGTAATGGTCATGCTGATACCAAACCACACGTAACCGAGGTTATAAGTGGTCAGATTAAGCGAAATTGCAGCTAAAATGAACATCAAAATGTCAAAAATAGCCCAAATTGCCTTAAAAAACTTCAAAATCATGTATTAATACTCCTCTAATAGCCCACTGTCTGGGTTTTTTAGCCAATTCAAAACGGCTTCTTGGCTCATGTGCTCCACCTTCCACGTTGGATTGTTGGTGATAGCGTAGTCTTCGAACGCATACATGCCATCATAAAACGCATCGATAAGAGCATCCACCACGTCAATCTTATAGGTCGATTTCATTTTGTCGACTTGGATACCGATGTTATCTTCTTTGATTACCGCATTTATCAAGGCTTTACGCATGATTTCGTCATCTAAACGAGTGATATTACCTTCGATAAATAGCGTTTGAAGAAATTTCGTTGGGTCTTTCAGCTCGCTTGTCCGTTGTCTAATTGGCATGAGTGGAAAGCTAGTGTTAGATTCCAAAGCCTTGATAATCTTTGATACTCCCATAGCGTCATAGCCAAAGAATACAACATCAAGCTGATTATCTTCTACATACTCGCAGAACCAACGGTAGACTTCCTCTGGGTTGATTAGCCCTTGTGGATGGCTTGTAATCGTACAAAAACCCTTGGTTTCCAAGTCTCGATAGTTAACACCGTCCTGTTCCATCTTGGCTTCTAACGAGCCCGCTTGTTGCCATGGAATAAAACTATGTTGTTCGATATGCCATTTCTGACTACCGTCTTCAGCAACATACGGATAAACGAAACCAATAGCCGTGTTATCGCTAAACATTGAAGCGTCAAGCCCGACATAAACACGTTTCCCCTTGATATCAAATTCATCAACGACTGCATTTTCAATATCTGTTAGATCAAGGAAGCTATTACTATCAGCAAGTAACCAACAATTCATGTTTTTTACTTGGAAATCAGCAAGATTACCGCTCAATAGGTCACTATCCCTTTTATCCATCAACCCTTTCATAAGGTTGTCACGCTCTTGTTCCAAGTCTAAAAGCGGATTGCTTTTCCCCCATGTTTCTGGTTGAAAAACTTCATCCAAGCTATCTTGAGACCATACTAAACAAAGGTATGTATCTGCATCCCTATTATCATCGTCTTCCATAGCTTGTTGCATAATCCTTTGGTCTTCCCTAAAAGGAACGGACGGATTTGGGTAAGCGGTAGAAATTTGGACAAACTGTCTATTCGGGACTTTTACTTGACCAGAAACAATCTTAGAAACTGCATCCCTTGTTTCAATTTCTCCAATTTCATCAAAAATAGCGGTGGTAAAGTGGAAACTATCATATTGACCACTTTCAGCAGATATCGCCCTTAAAACATTGTTGTTAGCCTTCATAATAACTTGGTCACTATGAAGACCTAACTCGGTTTCGTTTGCCAAACTCTTGAAAGGCTCGTTTTGGATTATCTGTTTCATCATAGATTTGATGTAACCAAGCAACTTGTTTGTTTGTTTGAAGTTGATAGAGGTTACCAGATAATCTTGGTTTGACAATCCGAAACTTTCAATAAAGTATGAATACGCCGTAAGAATAGCCATCAAATACGTTTTACCTTGCCCACGTCCAACCGAAACAATGGCACGGCTGAAACGTTTACCACCGTTAGCATTTCTCCATCCAAAGAGCATACATAAAATAAATTTCTGCCACGGCATCAACTGTGTAGGCTCTCCGGTGTCAACGTTCGGGCATATCCTAGCAAAACGCAATAGTTTGTCCGCTTCAGTCGTTTCATAGGTATATGGAAAGTCGTCGTTACCTTGTCTTTGTAGGTCTCGTAAGTGTCTGAAACATGCCAATTTAATCATGTATCCAGTAACTATTCGACCTTCTAAGGCGTCAAAGCAATATTGTGTGCCATCGTCTTGATATTTTTTAGCGATGTCAGTGAAATCAAATTCTTTATACGCTGCATCTATATCATGAGTTTTTATCAGATTCGTTTTCACTATTGCTCCTTTCCAATCACTTACCTAAAAATTCTTTCATCATATCTCCTAGAGACTTATTATCCGCTTGACTTCCGGCTATTTCAGCTAATTCTGCCCGTCCTTTAGGAGTCAGTCCTAGCTGAATGCCTATTTTATTAAGGGTTTCGGCAGCGTCTTTCATCGTCGCAACGGCTGGATTTTTCTTAAAGCCCATTGATTGCTCACCTAAAATTTCACCACTGCCAGGCGACTGGATGAACTTGATAATCTCAGTTTGGATACCGTTTTCCTTCACATCCTCATAGGCTTTTTTATAAATTTCGTAGGTCGTGCAGTAAGTTTCCACAAGAAACGTATCAATACGTTCGACCTTTTCTGTTGCTTTTAAAAATGGAATGATTTTAGTCCAAACTGACCTCGCCACCGTTCCTAGATAGTTCGGTGGGTCAATGGGTAGAAAGCGGTCATTTTGCTCGTAAAACGGTTTCCGTTTGGCTGGTGACTTATTCGCCATCTTCTCACCTCCTAAATTAAAAATAGACCCTTGTTAAAACCCTCAAAATTGGCGTGCGGTGTAAGAAAACACCTTGTGGCGGCTCTCCTTGGCACGAGAAAGGGGCGGGGGTCAATTTTAAATTGTCTCTAGGGTATTTATACCACCCTTATTCTAAAATCGTGCTATGGGCTTATTAGAGGGGTTTAACGACGTCCTCTTTTTGCGGGCTATTAAATCGGCCCACGATGCCACGGAAAGTCGTAGCTCAGTGTTCTGTTTCGTTCTGTTTTGACCAGTACCATAGATTTCTTGTTCCAAGGTACGTTTGGTATTATCGCAGTTTCTACACGCTGCTACCACGTTTGAAACTTCAGTCCTAAGTTCTGGAGCTATTTCAACGGGTGTTACGTGGTCGCCTATACGAGCGTCTGGTGTGGTCACACCCAACGCTAGACAGTACTGACATAGATAGTTGTCACGTTCCAATGCTATCTTACGAATGGAAGACCAAGTCTTTGAACGATAGAATGCGTAGCGTTCCTTACTCTCATTGTCTCGGTTCCTCACTCGTGTATTGTATCTAGTGCGTGAGTATCTCTGTCTTTCCTCAGTGTATGCTGCTTCCATACTGTGATGTGTAGTGCAGTAATGTAATGGCCTCTCTGTTAGAGCATGGCATCCCTCTGCCCTGCATCGTCTGACCATCGGCATGGGTACACCTCCTCTCAGATAAACTAAAAGAGAACACCACTGTGTCCTCTTGATTCGATAATACTATATTACCACGTTGATAGTATGATGCACTATAGATTGGTATAGACCAATGCAGATTAGTCCAAATACTTCTCAGCTTGTCTTAGCTTCACATAGTATGTTGCCTTACTAAAGCCCATGCGGTCGCATATCTGCCAGATATCTAGCTGGTCTATATATACCATCTGGAGTAGGGAGCGTGCATCTATATCCCCCACCTCTGCTATTTGACGGCGGAAGTCTAGCTTTTGCTTAATAGCCTCGGCAGTGAAACGTTCCACTTCCTCCCTAGCCGTCATTAGTTCCACATAGATATCATCCTTGCCCTTACGTTTGCCACCTTGGACCATGTCTGTTTGCATTGCACCAGCCGTTACTTTTAGCGCTTGCGATTCCAGCCGTTTGATCTGTTCTATCTGACTGTCAATGTATCTATCAAGCGCCTTGATTTGTTGCAGCCGTTCCACTGTTCTCATAAATTACATTCCTTTATGGTATAATATTATTATTAGCGTTTGAACAGTCCTAGGCATTAGTCTGGGTCTTTTTTGTTTTACAAGAATAAAGAAGGATTAGGTTATCACCTCCCATGCGTTAGATTTAGCCATGCCACCAGTAATGCAAGACTAGGGGTGAAAAGAAATAAAAAGGATTCCTCGATTCTATAACTTATTATTTACTGGATTTTATGTTTCATAAATACCTCGCTATTTCTTTAATTACGTTGACAGTTACGCTATTACCTGCTTGCTTGTATAGCTGACTGTTAGAATTAACCTCTTGCGCCTTGTCAAACGCCCAATCTGGGAAACCTTGCAATCTCCAACACTCTCTAGGTGTTAGCTTGCGAATGCGAAAGTTAGGAGTTGCCACACCTTGACTATCACCAGTTACTAGTGTGTTAGCTATTCCCTCGCCAACTCTCCCTCTACGTGTTTTGGAGTTAGGGTGCGACAAATTAACACTATCCCCCACACTTGCTTCAGCGTATCCTTGTTTAGTCGCTTCACGGACACGGATTTTGGGTTCTAATCCGCCGCCTTGCATCGTTCTTATTGTTGGTGATATGCCATCCGTTTCGTAAACCACTCCACTTTGATTGAAGTTGGGCTGCAATACTCCATATTTTTTAATTTCATTCGGTATAGCAACTTGTTTAGGTCCTTTGTAGTCGGTTGCTGTTAGAGTTCCCACAATCCCTTCAGGGTCATGCACTATGTCTCTAGTCCCTTGAGCTGTTACGTTAGGGTTTTTAGTGTTTCCTAAAATATTGATTCCTAACCGTTCAGCACTAGATTTCTCGTCTTTTCCTCCGATAGGAAAAATTTTTCTTCCACGTTGTCCTCTAAGATGTCCGATAATGAACACACGTTCC